AGGCGTGACCGAGAGATTGGGAATCCGAGATATTATCTTCGGGCTGCTTTTGATGCCGCTTTTGGGCATGATTGCCGGGCAAATGAAGCAGTACCATTGGGCGTCTTTAGTGGCTCCTGCCGCCCGTAAACGGGGGTCAAACCCCGTTGACCTCACGTATATCGTGATGGATGCTTATAGGTTAGGCGGGGCGTTTGGCGTAATTCGCGTGTTGAAGAACAACCGGGCCGGTTATTATTCATGACTGACACGATGGAATATGCCGAGACCATTATCGAGCCCCCGATCGAAGAGGGCGTTGAGCCTGTCGAGGAAGTGCGGCAGACGGGCGGCATCGCCTATGCTATCCCCGAACGTGTCCTATTGCAGCTTGGCGGCGATGTCGTTGATGACTATGAGCGGGACAAGGGCGACCGTTCCGAATGGGAAGAGAAGGCTAAGAAGGCCCTCAACCGTGCGGCGCAGGAAAGCCTAGAGCAAAAGAACTTCCCGTGGGTCGGTGCTGCTAACGTAAGCTATCCGCTGCTGACCGTGGCGGCTTTGCAGTTTCAGGCCCGTGCCTATCCCGCTCTCGTCAAGAATGATGAGGCAGTGCAAATCAAGGTCTTTGGGTCGATCCCTGAACTTGATCCGGCTGTTGAGCAAATCGCGGCACAGGCTGGCAATGAGCAACTGAAGCAAGCCCCACTTGAGTTGCAACAAGGCGTGCAGGAGGCCGTGCAGATGATGCAGGCCTATAAGGCATCCAAGGATCAGCGGGCGGCGAAGAAGGCTAGGGCCAAGCGCGTTGCGGATTACCTGAACTATCAAATCTTCTACGAAATGCCCGAATGGGAAAGCGACACGGATGCGATGTTGCTAGCCCTGCCTATCGTGGGTGCGGCGTTCCGTAAGACGTTCGTTGACCCTGATACGGGCAAGGTGCGGTCGGCCTACGTTCCTGCAATGAACGTGATTGTCCCTCAGTCTGCGACAAGCCTTGTTACGACACCGCGCGTCACCGAGGAAATGTGCGACGTTTATCCGTACCAGATTAAATCCCGAATGCTTACGGGTGTGTATCTGGATCAGGACATTCTGGACACAGGCGAGGATGAGCAACAGGGCCGCTTGCTGCTGGAGCAATATCGGTTTGCTGATCTGGACGAAGACGGGCTTGAAGAGCCGTATATCATCACGGTCGATAAGGACTCGGCCAAGGTTCTGCGGATTGAACCGGGCTGGTTGAATCAGCACACCGATGATCAACAGGTAGTGACGGGACATGACCGATATATGCCCTACACCCTGTATAGCTTCATTCCTGATCCCAAGGGGCGGTTCTATCCGATTGGGTTCGGGCATCTGCTGGACCCTATCTCGGACATCGTGAACACCACGATCAACCAGATGCTGGACGCTGGCACGGCGCAGATCGCAGGTGGTGGCTTTATCTCTGGTGGGCTCAGGCTCCAAGGATCAGGCCAAACCAACAAGCTCCAGTTCCGCCCTGGTGAGTATAAGGTGGTGAATGCTGCGCCGGGTCAGATGCAGGCCTCGATCTATGAGCGGACATTCCCCAATCCGTCCGCTGTGGCATTCCAGATGCTGGAGATGATGCTAGGGGCGGCCAAGGACATTTCCGGTACGTCGGACGTGATTACGGGTCAGGCCCCCTCTACGGCCCCTGTAGGCACCACGATGGCCCTTATCGAGCAAGGGCTGCAACAGTTCACGGCGATCTATAAGCGCATCTTTCGTGCCGGTAAGAACGAATACCGGATGTTGTACGACATGATTGCCCGGTTCGGCTCTGCGGAGGATTACGCGGAAGTCACGGATGATTATCAGGGCGACTTTGCCAAAGACTTTTCGCTGTCCGGTAAAGACGTGATGCCGGTATCTGATCCGACTGTTTCCACCAAGATGCAAGAGGCGGCCAAGGGTTCATTCCTCTTGGGTGAGCGTGGCAAGGGCGGCAATGACCGGGAACTTTCCCTTGCTGGCTTCCGTGCTTTGGGGATCGACAGTCCCGAAATGTATTGGCCTCAACCCGCCCCGCCTCCGGGGTTTGAGGAAGCGCAAGCGGTGGCTAAGGCTACGGCTGAAGCTGAGATCAACGTCAAGAAATCCACGGCTGCTAAAAACCTGGCAGCTACACAGAAAACCATGAGAGAAGCGCAACAGACTGCGCTGGAGAACGGCCTTGCTCAAGCAGAAATTGACGCCATCCTCGGAGGAGTTCCAGCAATGGCGAACCTCACCACTGACGCAATGGGTGGTGGAAGCATTGAACAAGGGAGCCAAAGCCCAGTTTGATGGGTGGCTAGAGAAATCATGGAAGCAGGGAGATGCCGACCCTGTTTTCTTGTCTGAGTGTAGAGTGCGCGCAGACACATACTCGGCAATTGGTGAGATGACCTATGATGACTACTGTTCTGCCCACGGCGTCGATCCCGTCGTTGAGTGATTGTGATCCCGGTATCCGGCCCGTTGAGTTCAATGTGCTGATCCTGCCTGAAGCTATTCAGGAAAAGACCAAGGGAGGCATTATCCTCCCTGACTCTACCAAAGACGCAGACCGGCAAGCCTCGCAACGCGGACGGCTTATTGCGGTTAGCCCTGCTGCTTTCGACTTTGCGGAAGCCTTCACCGATTCACACGTCAAGCCTAAGCCGGGCGATCTGGTCTATTTCGCCAAGTATGCTGGCGTCGAGGTCGAAGGGCGTGACGGCAAGAAGTTTAGAATTTGCAAAGACCGCGACATTGCTGCGGTTATTCAGGAGGATGCCGCATGAGCGACGTAATGGATACCCAAGCGGAGGACGGTCTTGATCCGACCGCGACCGATGACAACCAATCCGAGCCGCAAGCCCTTCCGACCATTGAAGAGATTGCCTTGTCTGCCGGATGGAAGCCAGAGGATCAATGGAAGGGCGATAAGACCAAATGGACGCCCGCCCATGAGTTCCTGGCTCACAAGGTTGCCGTAGGCGAGGAACATCGCCAGACGACGATGAAGCTGAATAAGCAAGTCGAGCGTATGTCCCGCGCGTCTGAAAAGATGCTGGAGAAGGCGCTAGAGGATCAGCGGCGAGAACTTGAGGCAGACCTTGCCGATGCAGTCGCGGCGAACAAGCCGGGCGAGGCTGCAAAGATCGTTCGCAAGATTGATGGGCTCAAGCCTGTTGATGATGATCCGGCTGCTGAGTTCAAAGAACGCAATGCGGCTTGGTACGGCGTGGATGAAGACGCCACGGCCTATGCCTACGGTATCGCAGAGCAAAAGAAGCATCTGCCCCCACAGGATCAACTGGACGCGGTAGAGGCCGCTGTAAAGCGCAAGTTCCCTGAGTTGTTCGGCGGCGTTCTCAAGCGTCAGGCTCCCGTTGTAGGGGCTCCGACAACTCGCGCACCGGCCCCCCGCGCCAAGACTTTCGACAGTCTTCCGCCCGATGCAAAAGCCGCTTGTCTTGCCTTTGAAAAGAAAGGCTTGAAACGCGAGAACTATGTTGCTAGCTATTATCAGGAGAATGCCCAATGACCGGGCCTAGAACACCTCGCGTTGAGCAAGTGTCGCAAGAGCGGCGTCGTCGCCAATCCGGTACTCTGGACCGCACACAGCAACTAAAGCTGTCCGTTCCAGATGAGATCAAGCGACAGTATCCCGACGATTCGTTCCGTTGGGTCAATGATTCGGGAACCCGGATGTATGACCTGACCGAAAAGGACGATTGGTCGAAGGTCAACGGTATCGAGCCTATCCCGGTAGGCACTGATAACTTTGGCAAGCCGGTCTTTGCTCACCTCTGCAAGAAACCTTCCGAGTTCCTGAAAGCCGATGCTGCCGAGAAGGTGGCCCAGACGGTGGAAGTCGAGAAGGCCATCATGCGAGGCCAGCAAGCCCCGGAGGATGATCGCAAGCCGGGCGAGGCTTATGTCCCGCAAGGCAACTCTCTCACCACGGGATTTACCCCGTAATGGATATGGAACATGGCAAACGGCAACGCCGCTATGGGTCTGATTCCTCGCCGCACTCGTGTAGGCGACGGGACTTCGGGCTCTCTCAACCGCTACTGCATCCCCGCTTCTGACTCGACCGTTTACGGCATTGGCGATCCTGTCGTCATTGCTGGCTCGGCTGACGCAGACGGGACCACCGCAACCGTCACCCTTGCTACGGCTGGTACGGGTCGCATTACCGGCGTCATCGTCGGCTGGGAACCTACCCCCGGTATCGTCTCGCTGGGTTACGCTGCGGCCTCGACCCTGCGTTATCCGCTCGTTTGCGATGACGTGGACGGCGAATTTGAAATTCAGGAAGATGGCGTTGGCGGTACTCTTACCGCTGATTCGGTCGGCCTGAACGCCGCTCTGGTCGCGGGCGCTGCCAGCACCTACACCGGCAAGTCCGGCTGGATGCTGGATAGCTCCACGGCTGCAACCACGGCTGGTCTTCAGGTCCGCATCGTCGGTCTTGAGAACCGTGTCGACAACGAGCTTGGCGCTAATGCCAAATGGCTTGTTCGTATCAACGCCCCGACCGAAACCGGCGCGGCTGGCTCTCTGGGGGTCTAAGAGATGGCTGCTCCTGTTATTACCCGTTCGGCGCACCCCGCCGCTCTTTGGCCGGGCGTAAAGGCCTGGTTCGGTCAGACCTACGACGAACTGCCTACCGAGTGGGATAAAATCTTCACTCGGGAAACGTCCGACAAGGCGTATGAGGAAGTCGTGGAAGCGACTGGCTTTGGTCTGGCTCCGGTCAAGCCTGAAGCTGCCTCGATCCAGTACGACACGGACTCGCAAGGCTACAAGAGCCGCTTCACCCACTTGGTCTATGCCCTCGGGTATATCGTCACGCGGGAAGCTCTTGAAGACAACCAGTATGAGCAACTGTCGCGTCGTCGCTCTCGCGCTCTGGCCTTCTCGATGCGTCAAACCACCGAGATTGTTCACGCGAACATCCTGAACCGGGGCTTTTCGTCCTCGTATCTGGGTGGCGATGGTGTGGCGCTGTTCTCGGCTTCGCACCCCACGCTTGGCGGCCTGCAATCGAACCTGCTGACCGCTGCTGACCTTTCGGAAGCCTCTCTTGAGGATGCCATGAAGGTCATCGCCCAGACCCGCAACGCGCGCGGTCTGAACGTGGCTTCGCGTGCGAACAAGCTGATCGTCTCGACCGGCGATATGTTCAACGCGGAGCGCATTGTGAACTCGAACCTTCGCCCCGGTACGGCGAACAACGATATCAATGCGATGAAAGCGATGGGTATGCTGCCGGGCGGTGTGGTGGTCAATCACTACCTGACCGATCTGGACGCTTGGTTCCTGCAAACGGACATCCAAGAGGGCCTGATGTCGTTCTGGCGTCGCAACGTTGAGCTTGAGAAAGACAACGATTTCGACACTGAGAATGCCAAGGCCAAGGCGTCGATGCGCTTCAGCGCTGGGTGGGCGGACTGGAGAAGCGTGTACGGAAATCCTGGAGTCTGAGTAAGTCTCTGTTTTTCCTACGGATTAGGGGCTGCTTCGGCGGCCCCTTTTCTTTTGACCTTGTTCCGAATGTCCGAAATGGTTTGATGATGAACGCCGTATTCCAAGGCAATCGCGGAGGCCGTTCCTCTTGGCCCGTTAGCAATTCGCTCCCTGATTAGGGGAATTTCAGAATCGGGTATCTTGGTCCAACTGCATTGATCGCCGGTTTTAGCCCTGCCCTTGGACAGCATATCGGCCGTATTCTCTGCCGCCGTCCCTACGCGCAAATGCTTTGGCTCAATGCATGACGGATTATCGCAAGAATGGAGAATAAACATTCCGTCTGGAATCTTGGCGTTGTTCGCTATCTCCCAAGACAATCTATGAGCCCTAACGCCAACGCCTTTGACTCTTAGGTCGCCGTAACCCTTCTTGTTTTTGCTGCCGGTCCAGACGCGGCAATCCCCGTGTTGCTTACTGAGGTGCTGTAGGGTACATTTAGGCGAACAGCATTGGCCCTTGTTGCCTGTAGGCTGAAAGATGGCACCGCAGACGGCGCATGGCTTTGGTCTAATGACTATCATCCCGCCAATCTGACACAGGCTGTCGCAAAGTCAATGCCATCCTACCACGCCAGACCTTCATACGTTCCGGGTCGTCCGTGGGCTGCGTGCGATAGATGTGACCAAACCGTTCCGCACAATATCCTGCGCTTTGAATGGACCGGTCTACTTGTGTGCAATTTCTGCATAGACCCAAGGCCTCCTGAACTGGACGCGCCTAACGTCGGTCCAGAGGGTATGCCTATCGACAATCCCCGTCCCGCTATCGAGCAATCCGGCCCTAACACGACGACTCCAGGACAGCTTTAATGGCAGTTAGCGGACAGATTAACTCGACCCTCACTGTGCGTCAGGTGGGTACACGTGCCATGCAGTTGCTTTCCGTGCTGGGTCTGGGCGAAACCCCCACGGGTGATGAGTCCGATCACTTCATGGAAAGCCTGAATCTCATGCTCAAGTCATGGCAGGCTGAAGGCGTGAACCTGTGGCGGCAAACAAACATCACGTTTGACACCGTGGTCGGTCAAGCGACCTACACCCTCACGCCTCGCCCGATTGATGTCCAAAGCGCGTCGATCAACTATGGCTATGATCGCGAGATGCAGCGCTGGGAACTTGGCGAGTATGACCAGATTCCAAACAAGGCAACGCTAGGCTATCCGTCCTGCTATTATGTGGATCGTCAGCGCGACGATGTGACGATGACGCTGTGGCCTGTCCCTAACTCAGTGCAGACCGTGACTTATACGGCTGCGCGGGTTATAGATGACGTGACCGATCTTGAGGAGACGCTCGACGTTCCGCAGGCTTGGCTTGAGTGTGTCGTGTATAACCTTGCTGTCGCGCTTTATCCGGTACTCGGAGGCCAGCGCATTGAAATCATCGGCGCGAAAGCCGCAACCCTCTACAACAAGATGCTGGACTTTGACCGTCCATCGTCGATCTTCATGGGAAGTTACGGATGAGCGGTGTAATCCAGTTTGGCGTTGCCAACGGTCGCGACCAACAAGTTACGGCAGCTAACCCTCTTCCGGTCGGCGCGTCGTCGCTTGGCGGGGCGTCCATGGCGACGGGTCAGGTTGCGGTTCCTGCCACGCCTACGGACGCGGTTCAGGTGGTTGCTGCTAGGGCGGGCCGGTCCAGCGTTACTCTGACCCCTCTTACCTCAGTGGCCTATACCGTAGGCAATTCCGGCGTCACTGTAGCGACAGGCATGTTTGTCCCGGCTGGTCAGTCGGTCACTCTGGAAACCGCCGCTGCGGTGTATGCCGTAGGCGCGTCTGCTGTCACGCTGTCGTATCTCGAAAACTACTAAATGGACGGCGTGTCGGTCATTGCGGTTCAGGTGAGTTAATGTCTGGCGTTGTCCATTATGCAGTCTCGGGAGCAAGGGATCAGTCGGTTGACTTTTCCCATCCCATGCCTGTTGGTGTATCGACGCTGACACCTAGCCAAATGATGGCGCTGGGCCGCTCGCCTTATCCATCATTTGGGTTCACGGTCGCCAAGTTCGGTCATAACCCCGATATTGATACAGCTACGGTTCCGGAGGATATTTGGGCCGGTGGTGGAGTCTATACCGGCTTCCCTACGGGCGCTGCGGAACTTGTCGAGGTATTCTCGTCCAGCGCGTCGGATACAGGCGTTCTGTCCATTAGCGGGCTAGACGGTGACTATGCCATCACGACGGCAAGTGTAACGCTCCAGGGAACTACGCCGGTCACGATCCCGACCACGCTGTGGAAGCGGATGCACACCGCCAACTACGACAGTGGCAACGGCACGACGTTCAATCTCGGAACGATCACAGTTCGTCACAAGACCACGACGGCCAATGTGTTTTGTCAGATGCCTGTCGGGACAAGCCAAACCCAGATGGGGGGCTATACGATCCCTGCTGGCTACACTGGACTATTGGTCAGGGCTCAACTGCTGGTCAGGGCTCTTATCGGCGCTGTAAGCTATGCAGACGGGTTCTTCTGGATTCGGGCGTTCGGTGCCTCGCCTCGCCTTCGCAGGCCCTTCAGCGGCGGCAATGGCATTCCTTACATGGATGTAATCGACGGCGGCATTCAGTTGGCCGAGAAAACCGACATCATCCCGCGCATAATCGCTTGCGGGCAGAACAATACGGACGTGACCGTGAATTACGATCTGATCGTGGTTAGGAACGCTGATTAATGCCCCCCGCTCTCCTTGGCACAAACTATGATGATCGCGTGGTCGGGAAACTTCCTCCCGTCCGCGTCGTGAATCGCTATGTCGAGTCGGCGCAAACCAATCAGGTCAATGGTTTGGCTCTGCTTCCAAGGCCGGGGAAGGCTTTGCTTAGGCAAGATGGCGTCTTGGCTCTCAGAGGTACGTTCCGCGAGCCCGGATTGTTCGGCGGCGATCTATTCACCGTGGGGGGCTCTACCCTATATCGCGAGGGGGTAGCGGTAGGATCATCCATCTTTGGCTCTGACCTGATCCGTTGGGCTGGAACTGATGTCGTCGCGGGTCTGTGGTTTTGTGCGGGCGGGAATCTCTATCTTTATGATGGTTCGACCACGACAGAAATCTCTGTCCCTGACGTGCAGGAGGTTTACGACGTTGCCGAGATCAACGGCTATATCCTGATCCAAGTCGCCAATACAGGAAGGCGGTATTTCGTCCGTCCCGGCGAGATCACGATTGACGCGCTGGACTTCTTCACGTCGGAAAGCTCCCCTGACCAAGCTGTGGCGACCGTCACCACGTCTAGCGAAGCATGGCTGTTCGACCAAAAGTCCTGCGAAGTCTGGGTGCCTACAGGGCAGAGCGATAGCCCATTCCAACGCTATGAAGGCCGGGTGTTTTCCGTTGGTGCTACGTCGCGGGATTCGGTCATCAAGGGTGACAATACGATCTGGTTCGTTGGAGAGGACAATGAACAGGGTCGGTTCGTCTATCGGGCGACGGACGGGGTTCCGCAAATCGTCTCGACCAATACGATCAACGAAAAACTCCGAAACTCGTCGGCAAATATCTATTCGATCTTCTTCGCCTTGGACGGTCACTCGTTCTATATCTGGACGGGAGATTCCGGCTCGTTCGGTACGGATGTTTCCACGGGCTATATGTGGTCGGAGTGGAAGGCCTACGGACGCAATAACTTCGGGATTTCGTGCTGTGCGTCGGCTCCCGGCTTCAAGGTCATTCTAGGCGACAACGTGAATGGCAACCTTTACACGCTGGACCCTAAACGAGGGAACGATAACGGTGACGAGATTGTCCGCATCGTGGGGGGCGGCTTGCCTACGTTCGTTCGTCAATCCATCGACGTTCTCAGGCTCCAGTGTAATACAGGCTCGGCATCCCCTCCTGATTATCGCCCTGTGATCCGCGCGCGGTTCTCTCGGGATGGGGGCCGGACTTGGGGTGATGAACGCCAAGCGTCGCTAGGCTCTGAAGGTGAGTATGGCCGTCGTGTATCGTGGCGCGCTCTAGGGCAGTTCAAAGCGCCCGGCTTTCTGTTTGAGTTGATTGATTCGGATGACGTTCAAACGACCCTTCAATACGCAGCGGTGAATGAGCCGTGGTAGAAAAGGTAATCCGGCCCGTTAAGGTTCAGCCCTGGCAACAGGACTTCCAATGGACGAAGCCTGACGGCAAACTCACGCCTCAAGCCAATCGCCTGCTTTTCCAAATGTGGCAAAGGATGGGGGGCTATACCGATGACTTCGCATCCCTGGCTTCGGCAAGCCTCCTGTCTCAGGTCGGGGCAAGCGAGCGTGCGACTAATCAATTCAATCAACTCGATAACCGCCTGAACCTTCTGACAGGGCAGGTTGTGGGGGTGCTAGGTCAATCGCCCCCCACGAAAATCATTCGGTTCGATGTTGACGACGAATGGCGGTTCTCTCCTGACGTTCGCGCGATTTCTGTCCACGCGGTGGGGGGCGGCGGTGGTGGGGCTGGCGGTGTTGCTGGGGCCAATGGTGGTGGTGGGGGTGGCGGGGCTAACTATTCATTCGGCTTTATTTCGGGCGAGTACCTTCCTCAATCCATCACGGTAACTGTTGGCGTGGGAGGTGCTGGTGGCGCACCGGGAGCCAACGGCGCGAATGGGACCAGTAGTTCGTTCGGCCCTTACGTTGCCGCTAGGGGAGGCCTTGGCGGCCTTGCAAAAGGCACGGGAAATAAAATCTTGGCAAAATGATTAAGTATGAGCGTAAAACTCTTTTTAACCCAACCTTCTTTGGTTAAACCGATTGAAATTTATGCCGAAAAAGTAGATGGTAAGTTTTTATACTATAAGGGTAATGAAACTGGTAAAATCTGCGTTATTCCATTACATACCGATTTCTCAAATTATTGGGCAAATGAACAAGATGCCCTTAATTGGCTCAAAAACTGGTATATTAAGGAAATTTCAATAAATGAGATTAAATTAGCGGGATTAAAGACTAATTTAGAGAAGATAAGGGATAAAAATGATTAAAAATTCAATATGAAAGCCTATAAATTAGAAGTATTAGTTATTGGCCACGAGAATATATCGAAAGAGGACGTGATTAACGAAATCGAATGGTGTCGGCACGCTTCGCCACGAGTTTATTCTTGTAAAGAGGCCGAAATTGGAGAATGGCATGATGACCATCCATTGAACAAAATTCAGGGAAGAGAGGAAGCTATGAAAAATTTTAATTGGGAGTAATATATGGAAATTCGTAAATTATCCCTAGAAGATTATCACCATATTGAAGATACCTTTTGGAGTAAAATTCAAGAGAAGGTAAAACGTGGGCATACTACTCAAGAAGCTGCGACACGACAAGAATTAGGT